GGCGATGGGTGACGAGAAGCGACGGTGCATCTACCCGTGCGCGTTCGGAGCGAGTCGGCACTTCTTCTGCGGAGCCATGTGTTCGTGCGAGGACCGGCACGAGGGCGGCTGTCGATGTGACGCTCACCGCGAGCCCGCCACCCCGCCCGAGCCCGCCGCGCCGTGCATCCGATGCGGCGCCACGGGCGTCGACATGACGGACAGCGGCCGGTGCTTCGACGCCTACGCGTGCTGGCGGCACAGGCCTACCGTCGAGCCCGACGAGGCGGAGCGGTGGGCATCGACGCAGGCCGAGCGGTGGCTGCTCGACAGCGCGCACGGCGGAATGCTCTCCGAGGACCGCGGCTACGTCGAGGCGCTCGGTCACGACCACGCGCACCTCGCCACACTCCTCCGCGCCGCCGAGGCCCGGGGGCGGGAGAGGGGGATCGAGGAGGCGGCGCGGGAGTGCGACCAGCTGGCCGGCATCGCCGAGCGTGGACCGTGGCCGGGACGTCGGCACGAGTACACGAGCGCGGCGAAGCGCATCCGCGCCCTCCGGAGCGGGCGATGAGCGACGAGCACACGGAGCGCGACGGGTGGCGCTGCTACGACGACCCGTACTACCGCCGCGCCGAGCGACACCAGACGGTCGTTTCGGTCGAGGACGACGGCTGGATCGAGGTCGCCGCCGAGGAGGGCAGCGGCTACCAGCGCGAGAGCATCCGGACGTTCTTGCCGCCGAGCGTCGTCGACTGGCTCGTCGCGGAGCGCATCATGGGCATCGCCGCCGGCATCATCGCGCTCGGGGAGTGGGCGAGGCGAGCGGCCGAAAGGCAGAACTGGCGCCGGGGGTGCCCGTTCTGCAACGGTCACGGGAACCTGCACTTCGTGACCTGTTTGCGTCCGACGGGGGCGACGTGAGCCTCGATCGACTCCGGGACTGGATCGAGGTCGCCGCCAGGCTGGGCAGCAGTGCTCCCATCGTCTCCACGACGCGCGCCGCGCTCGCCGAGGCGGACCGCCTCCGCGCCCAGCTCGCCGAGGCGAGGGAGGTGCTCAGGAGCGCGCAGTGGTCCTCCGTGGTGTGGTCCGGCGAGACCGCCTGGATGGCCTGCCCGTCGTGCGTGCGCATCGACCCGTCCCGTACGCGCGGCATGCCTGAGTCGCTCCGGCCGCTGGTCGGCCACGCCCCCGACTGCCGGCTCGCGAATGTGCTAGGAGAGGGCGTGTGAGCAGCCTCCGCGGAAAGCCGGGCTACAAGACCGTGCCCGTGACCGTCGTGCTCCACCTGCACGAAGATGTCCCCGAGGACTGGGACGACTCGGACGTGCGGTTCTGGGTCGAAGAGAACCACTGCATCTCGAACTACGTCATCGACCTCGCGAAGGAGGAGGCGGACCAACCGGGGGAGTGCCACACGTGCCACCGTGCAGAGGCGTTCGTGGGCCACGTGTCGTTCGCGGGCATCCGTGGCGCGCAAGAGGCTACTCCGAAGCCCTCCCCGTAACCTCCGCCGTCGCCGCCCCCACCACCGCCTCGCTCGTCGCGTCCCGGCGCGCGTCGCCGCCGTCCGACTCCCCCCCATCCGACGAAACGGGGGGGAGCTCCCGCAGCGTAGGCGCGTCGGGAGGGAGCCAGCCCCAGAGTTGGTCCGGGTCGAGTCCGCCCTGTTGCACGCGGTGCGCGGCGCCGAACAGGAGCCGGTTGCGCTGGTTGCGAGGCGCGACGCCGGGGTTCCCGCGCTCGCTGATGGTGCACTCGTGCGCCGCCACGAGCCAGAGCGCGCGCCGCACCGCCGCGTCGAACTTCGGGAAGTCGAACGCCGCGCCCATGGCCCACGCCATCGACAGCACGGCAAGCTGCGCGTCGGCCGGCCACGTCTCGTACTCCTGCCAGCGCTGGGCGAGCTGCGCATCGACCTCGTCCAGCTTCCGCAGCACGACGGCCTCGACGCCCTCGGGGGTCAGCCGCAGCGACGTCACGCGCTCGGCCGCGCGGTGCCCGAGGCGGGCCATCGAGGCGTCGCCCTTGATGCGCTGCCAGTCCGCCACGACCTCGGCAGGCGTCGCTGCCGACCCGTCGCGGCGCACCCACGGGAGCGCGAGCGCGTACGAGACGGGGTCGATGAGGTTGCCGATGGCGGTCGTGACGAGGCCCTTCACGTCGGCGTACATCCACGGGACGACGCCTTCGAGGGGTGCGCTGAAGGCGACCCAGTGGCGGCGGACGAGGTGTCTCACTTGCCGGCGAGCTCCTCTTCGGCCTGCCGCCGCTTGATGGCCCGCGTCAGCTCCAGCGACGCCGCGAGTTCGTCGGCTGGGTCGCCGGCCTTCGCCGCGTTCCAGAGCCCGACGACCTGACCGAAGACGGACACGATGCGCTCCAGCCAGAGCGCGACCTCACTGACCGGCATCGCTCACCCCCGCGCAGAAGGCCTTGGACCGAAGCTCCGGACGCGTCGCGCACAGCTCCCGCGTCGCCTCGCGCTCGCACGCGTCGTAGACGGCCATGCTCTTGGCTGCCTTCGCCTCGGCAAGGCAGCGGTCGAGGCGCCGCTCGTAGCCGCCCACCACGACGACGTGCTCGGCCTTCGTCGCGGCGTCCTCGGCCTTCGGCAGGCACCCGGCGAGCACCCTGCACACGAGCAGCACCGCCCCGACGAACAGCAGCACCGTGAGCGCATCGAAGCGCGGACCGCGAGGCATCGTGAGCGTCACCGGCCACCCCCGTCGATGACGTGCTCGATCTTCGCCGCACGGTCCTCGATGCGCGCCTGCACCGTGCCGAGCCACGCGAGCGCCGCCACGGCCGCTGCCAGCGCCACCTTGCGCGCGATCGGATGCGTGAGCACGCCCGTCACGGCCGTCTTGATGCCGGTCAGGAGCGCGGTCTGCTCCGCAAGCACCGCGTCGGTCTTCGCGCGGTACTCCTCGGAGGCCGTACGGTGCTCGGCAAGCTGCCCCTGGAGAGCCATCACCCGCCCCGTCAGGTCCGCCACCGTGCCCTCGCCCTCGGTGATGCGGGCCACGACCGCGACGGGCGGAGGTGTCGACGGTGGCGACCCGCCGAACACGGCCTTGTTGAGCCGCTCGACGTCGCCGGTCAGCTTGCTTACCGCCACGGACGTCTCGCGCGACCGAGAGGCCGCCTCGCGCGCGTCGGCGCCGACCTTGGCGATCTCCGCCAGCACGTTCGCGAATCCTTCTCGTGTCGTCTCTTCCATGGTCTCCCTCACGCCGTGATGCTGACGCCGTACCTGGACCCCAGGTAGTTCATGATTTCCTGTCGCTTCGCGCTGCCGTGCGCGGACGAGAAGGCGATAATCTCCGCCTCCTCGAAGCGCGACGCGAAGCCAGGGATCGTGCCTGTGTGCAGGAAGTTCGGCGTCGTCGACCCCGCGTCCCCCGTCGCGCCGGCCGTGTTGTACCGGCTCACGTACGTCGCGCCGCTCGCCCCGTTGTAGACGCTGCACACAACGTAGACCGTGTTCGTCGTGAACCCCGCCGAGACGCTGAGCAGGTTCGCGCCGTCGTTCGACTGGTAGCTCGTACCGCCCGTGTCGAGGACGAAGCTCGGCGCGTTCGCGTACGTCGCGCTGCCCCACCGGAGCGCCGTGTTGTTGGCGTACCCGGATGGCATCCGGAACACGTGGTAGACCGTGCACGTTGCGGAGAAGCTCGCCGCGAACGTGCCCGAGTCCATGTAGAAGTCCTCGTCCGTGCTCGTGGACGTGCCGATCGTGGGCTTGTTGTTGAAGCTCGCGTTCGTCGCCGAGTAGCGCGGCTGGTTCGCGCCAGTGCCCTGCGAGAGGTTCCGGTTTGTGTCAGAGCTCCCGCTCTGGTTGTTCCACGCGGACACACGGTTGCCGGACTGCGAGAGCCCCATGTCCGGGCGGTACCAGAGCTCCAGACTGGACGAGTCCAAGTAGAAGTACGCGCTCGCGGACCCGCTGCCCGCTGGCGTCGTAACCTGCACGCTCGTGGCGCCGGCCGTCCCGGTGGGCGTTGTGCAGGTGATGCTCGTGGGACCGACGACCGACACCGAGGTCGCCGCGACGCCGCCGAACGTGACCGCCGTGGCTCCCGTGAAGTCCGTGCCCGTGATGGTGACGGACTGCGTCTGGTTCGAGCGGCCTGCGTCGGGCGTGACGCTCGTGACCGTGGGGGCGGCCTGGTAGGTGTACGCGCTCCCGTTTGCGCCGGATCCGCCTGTCGCCGTCACGGCCACGGATGCAGCGCCCGCCGAGCCCGCAGGCGTCACGCACGTGATGCTGGTGGGTCCGACGACGACGACGCTCGTGGCCGCCGCTCCGCCGAACGTCACGCTCGTGACGCCCACGAAGTTCGTGCCGGTGATGGTCACCGCCTGAGCGCCAGCCAGCGGGCCGATGCTTGGCGTGACGCTCGAGACAGTCGGAGCCGCGACGTAGGTGTAGACGCTGCCGTTGCTGCCTGTGCCGCTCGGCGTCGTCACCGCCACGGTCTGGAGGCCCGCAGCTCCGGCTGGGGTCACGCACGTGATGCTGGTGGGGCCGACGACGATGACCGACGTAGCGGGCACGCCGCCGAAGGTGACCGAGGTTGCGCCGGTGAAGCTGGTTCCCGTGATGGTGACGGACTGCCCGCCCGCGGTGGGGCCCGTGCTCGGGGAGACGCCGGTGACGGTGGGGGCGGATGCGAGGTACAGGAACGCGCCAGCCTTCGTGGCGGTGCCGCCAGGCGTGGAGATCGCCACGTCCACCGCCCCGGCGACGCCCGCAGGCGAGACGCACGTGGCCTGCGTCGATGACACACGCGCGACGCTCGTGGCTGCGACGCCTCCTACGGTCACGGCCATCGGCCGACCATCGAAGTTGTTCCCGCTCAGGGTGAGCGTGGTTCCGCCCGCCGTGACGCCGGAAGACGGAGACACGCTATCGAGGCGCGGCGGAAGGTTGATCGCAACCCCTGCCGCGCCAGAACCGAAGCGGGCGCGCATCAGCCAGAGCAGCTCGCGCACGTCAGGCCTTCTGCGTGTACCAGGCCGCGCGGAATGCGATGTCCGTCGCGATGGCCAGCGTCAGGACGCCCGGCGTGGACGAGATGGCGATCCCGATTCCGAGTGGGCAGACGAGGCCGCCCACGGACGAGAGGTCCACGTCGAGCTCGGAACTGACCGCCAGGCGGCGCACGAAGATCGGAATGTCCGTGTTCACCGGCGCAGTCGCCTTGTTGAACACCTGGAGGTAGTACGCCGTCGCCGACCCGTTCTGGACCGTCAGGCGGTAGAGGCGACCGGCCTTGCCGGCGGTGCCGATGACGATGCCTGCCGTACCGGCCGCGGTGCCGCTCGACGTGAAGCGGAACCCGTCCGCGACAGGAAACGAGAAGCCGTCAGCGACGCCAGTATCGGCGCGGCCGATCGGCCAGATGCCCTCGGACATGACTCACTCCGCACCCTCCGTCGCCGCCTGCGTGGCGGTCTGGAGGCCCGATGCAACGTTGAGCGGCCGACTCAGCGTGGGGTGCGGTGACTCCGCGTCCTGGGGACCCGAGGCCTGATAGGTCTCCTGGATGGCTTTCTGGAAGTCCGGCGAAAGCGTCTTGTCCGTAGGAATGTCTAGCAGGATTCCGAGCTGGATTCGACGCGAGTACGGCAGCTTTTGCCGGCTCGTCGCGAGCGACTCCATGACGGACACCTGCATCTCGGCGTAGAGCTTCGGATAGATGGCCTTCACGGCCTCGACGTGCTCTCGCGTGAGCGTGCCCTTTCGGGCAGCCTCGTAGACCATCGTGGGGTCGTCGGCCGCCTCCATGTACCGGCGCATGGACGAAGCCTCGGCGTCGCTCAGGCGGGGCCGCTCGAGGTGCGGCTGGAGACTGTTCGGATCCTCGCGCCCAGGCGGCATCTTGCTCGCGAGGAATTCGAGGCCGCGGATGGCCGTAGCGCGCGCGGCCGCCGACACGCCCGGATGCCCGTCCGTCACCGGCCCGAGCGTCGCCGCGATGCGATTGGAGAGGGCCGCCGGGTCGGTCTTGAGGCGGTTTAGCTGCTCCACGCGGCGCTCGTACTCGGCGCGGAGCTTGGCGCCGCCCATGGCCGCACCCGTCGCGGTGACGTCACGCGCGGGCTTGGTGGAGTCGAGCAGGCCCGAGAAGAAGCCGGGGCCACTGCGCTTCGGCGGGGCGAGGTCACGCGCGGCGCTGCCGCCGGTGACAGATGCCGCCGCGGTGGGCTCTGCCTCGGCAAGGAGCTTGCGGGTGCCGCCTGTGATCTTGAGCTTGATGTTCTGCGTCTGCTGCTCAAGCGAGGCGAGGCGCTGAAGCGTCGTGTACGGCTTCGTAGCCGTGTCCATGACCATGCCGGCAAGGCCGCCGATGCTTCGCGCGCGCTCGGCCTCGAGGGCCTTCTTGACCTGGTTGGTCAGCGCGGCGTCCTTCACGGACGTCTCGTAGGTGCCGCTCATGCTCTTGAGCGAGGCCTTCGCGTCCTGGAGCGCCTTCGTAGTGCCGGCGTCGAAGGTGTAGTTCTTCTCCATCGCGTCGAGCATTCGCCCGCGCGCGGAGATGTAGTTGCGGACGCCTTCGCTCTCGAGGTCCGCCGCCACGTCGGTGAGCTTGCCGAAGTGCGAGGAGAGCGCCGCGGGGTCGGCACGGTAGAGCGGCCGTCCGGCATCGGAGCCGTACTGCGTGGTAAACTTCTTCCGGAGGATGTCCCCCTCGTTCATGTACGCGGACGTTGCGGCGTTCACCTCGCGCTGAGCCTTCGCGGCTGCGGAGCCCCACGCGTCGGACTCGAGGACGCCCATCAGGCCGCCCTCGCCCTGATAGAGGTGGTCCCACATGCGAGCGGCAGGCGACAGGCCGAACGGACCGCGTCCGAATCGGGCCTGCTTGCCCATCCAGCGCTTCAGGTTGTCCATGCCGGTGTGCAGCGCCACCGAGTCGCCGGCTTCCATGGCCTGGGCGATCTTGGCCATGTAGCCGTTCCACTCGTTCTGGACCATCTTGCCGCCGACGCCCGAGTTGACGTCCTTCGCGGAGGCGTCAACGAGAGCGTGCGCCTTGGTCATCCAGTCGATCGCCGCCTCGGACTGCTCGGCCAGCTTCGTCTTGTCGATGAGACGCGCCATCTGCGTCTTCTTCGCGTCCCCGAAGGAGTCGAGGTCCACCTTGCGGGACGCGGACAGCTCGTCGTCGAGGCTGCCGGCAAACTTCCGCGTGGCGCTCGCGACCGTCTCTTCCTCGTTCTGAAGGACGGCATGGCGGCGTTCCCAGACGGACTTGAGCTTGCCGGCCTCCTCCTCGGCGACGGCGGGGCCCTTGGAGACCGCCCCGGCTGCCTGGTCGAAGACGGTTCGCTGCTTGGCGGGTCCGATCTCGAGCTCGACGCTGGGCCCGACGTCCTCCGCCGTCGCGCGAGCGGTCGCGCGCGCTTCGGCCGAGGCGGCCTTGCCTGCGCCGCCCTCGATCTCTTCCTTGAGCGCCTTCCCAACGCCGGGCGCCGGAGTCCGGTACGCGCCCGACGCGAGCGTCTCGTACGCCTCGGCGGACGGGGCGGCGACCTTGGGCGCCCGAAGCTTGGAAACGCCAACGCCGGCCGCGCCGAGGCCAAGGCCAAGACCTCCGCCAATTGCCGCGCCCTTGAGGCCGCCGGCCACGAGGCTCTCACCGGTGATGTCCTCGCCCGAGAGCGACTTTTCCGAGAGCGTCGAGCCGACGCCCTGGACGAATCCCTCCGCTCCGGCCCGGAGGCCAGCCGCACCGATGCGAGCCAGCGCGCCGCCGCCCAGCCTTGCGGCCATGCCCGCTTCGGCAGCGGCACCCGCGCCGCCCGTCGCGAGAGCGAGCCCGCCGACGCCCGCGACCTCGCCGAGCGCCGAGGTGCCAGGAAGGGCGGTCTTCAGTTCGTTCAGGTACTCGCGGCCGCCGTACTCCGAAGCAATGAAGTCGGAGAGGCCCATGGTGACGCCGCGCGCGGCACCGGCTCCGAACGCAGCCGCTCGCCCCGTCGCGGCCTGCCCCAGGTTGCCCTCACGAACCTCGTACTTCTTGTCGAGGGCAATGGCCTTCTTCTCGGCCGCCACCTCGGCAGCCGTCATCCGCTTCGTGCCTTCCGGGAGCTGGGCAGCCTGGGACGCGGGGACAGTGCCCGCGGTCCCGTCCGGGAGGCGTACGTTGACGGACTCGTCGGCCACTACTTGCCGCCCTTCTTCTTCGGGGAGGTAGCAGGAGCGGGTCGGGGCGCGTACCGGGGCGCCATCGGCGTGGTCTCGGCGAGCGCGCGCGCGGCCGTCGGGATGTCCTTGCGGTCATCCAACGGCTTGAAGCCGTTGGGGGCGAGCCGCTGGTCGGGCTTGAGATCCTGCCCGGTGTACTGGCCGGTGGGCGTCAGGTTGCCGGCCGCGTCGGTGGTGTACCCGCGTTCGATGATTCGACCCCCGGCGCCCCGAACGAGCGCGTGCTGCTCGGCTTCTGATTGCTTGATGGCGCTCGCAATGCCCGCGTCGCCGGCCTTGTAGTCGCGATCCATGAAGGGGTTGACCGCGTTGACCGCGACGCCGGGGAGACCGCGCGTGCCGATGCCCTTCAGGAGCGGGCTGGTCGCGATGGCCCGCTGCATCTCGTCTTCCTTCACGACGCCCTGGCCGCGCGCGATGGACTCCTCGTAGGCGAGGTCGGTGACGTTCTTCTCGAGCTGCTGGTAGATGGCCTCGTGCTCGGCCGTCCCCGGCGTGAGCGTCTTCAGCTTGGTACGAAGCTCCTTCGCGCTCGCGAGGATGGTCTGCATCTTCGTGTGCGCCTGGATCTTCTCCACGGCCTTGTTTCCCTGCTCGCTGTTCTGGAACTGCACCGAGGTGCCGTCCGACAGCGTGGCCGTGTTCTCGAGGGGCTTCGCGCTCGCGCCGCCCACCACCTGCTGGTCGTGGTACTTGTCCGTCGCCTTCGCGGTGGTCTCGGTCAGCGCCGTGAACTTGCCATAGGCCTCGGCGCGCTTCTCTTCGACGCCGGCCACGATCTTCTCGTAGTCCGCTTGCGCGCGTTCGGTCTTCGCCTGCGCCCGCAGCGGCGCAAGCTCCTGGGCTACGCCGTCGTACGCCGCGACCTTGGCGGCCTGGATGGCCGTAGCGCGGTCGCCGAACTCGCTGAGCATGTCGTGGAAGTAGTTCTGTTCGCGCGCGTAGGACTTCTCCTTTTGCGCGATGCCGCGGTCGATCTCCCGGTCGATCTTCTGGAGCGCCAGGTTCGGCCCGCCCGACATGCCCGCGCCGATGCCCGAGAGCATGACGCCGACGAATGACAGAGCCTTCTCGCCGTCCGTCTTGCTCGCCCAGTAGCTCTTGGTGGGGTCCTGCGCCATCTCGGCGCTCATCGACTGGAGCCGCGCGCGCCGGTCCTCCACGAACTGCTGACGGTCCATCGCGGTCTTCGCCGCCATGGCGTCGTATCGCTCGGCCACCTGCTTGCGGCGCTCGAGCTCCTGCGCGTCCGTGTCGATGTCGCGCATCGTCGCCGCGCGCGCGTTGTCGGCCGCAAGCAGCGAGTGCCCCGCCGCCGAGTCGGTGGCGTTGCGGATGGCGGCGGCATCCTCGGGCGTGCCCTTCGTCTTGACCTCGCGCTCCTCCGACGATGGCGACCAGTGGCCAGGGATGACCGTGGGGCCGCCGCCTCCGGCCATGGGAGGCGCTGCCGGCCTCGGCGCAGCGGCCTGCTCCTCCGGCGGCGTCTCGGGCTTGAGCCCGCTCGCGTAGTTGAACAGCCCTTGCGGCACCGGCGCGGCAGGCTTCGGCGTCATCGGGGGTGGCGCCGTGTGCGCGTTGCCCTGGACGACGGGCCGAGCGGGCGCCTGCGGGGGAGGCTGGAGCCATGAGGGGTCGATGCCGGGAGGTAGCGCCATGCCACCCTGCGGCGCCGGCGCACCTCCGCCCGTCGCCATCGTGTCGGCCGGCGTGACGCCGAACTTCCCGCGCAGCGCGTCTGCCGTCTGCGGGTCGATGCCGTAGAGGCTCTCGAAGTCGTTCCAGGCCATCACTGCCCCCGTGCGGCGACCGCCGCGAGCGAAGCCTTCAGGCTGTCGATCTCCCGCTGCTGGTTCGAGACCACGCCGCCCAGTACCTTCGTCATTTTCCCCTGGTCGAGCATCAGCAGCCCCGTCGCCGGGTCACGCTTCACCGCCGTCGCCGTCACCGGGTTTTGCGCCATGTTCTGCGCGATGGGGCCCACGTTCGGCTCGCCCGGCGCCTGCTCGGGAGGCTGAAGCCCCGGCTTGTACGCGTAGGGCACCGAGGCCATCGCGCGGGCGGCGTCGGCCATGCGCGACTGCTCCACGACGGGGGCGAGCGCGCTCTTGTACTCGCCGCGGTCGAGCTTGGCGTTCTCCGCGCGGTACTTCGCCAGCTCCGCGTCAGCCCACTTGTCGAGGTCCACCTTGGGGCGCCTCTTCGCCTTCGCGGCCGTCGCGAGGCCGGGTCGCCCCTCCTTCGCCGCCTGCATCGCGGCGAACTTGCCAGGGACCACGCTCTCGGCCTCGGGGCGGTCGACGTAGCCGAGCCCGTCCGGCCCGATGCGGGCGTTCTCCTCGTAGCCCATGACGCCGGAGGGGGTCTTGGAGCGCTCGTCGGACATCATGCCGCCCGCCGCGCCACCCACCGCAGGGCCTCCGTACGGGTGGCGCCGCCCTTCGTCGATCGCCGCGTTCTGCGCGCGGAATGTCCCCATCACGTCGATGCCGCCGCCGCTCGTGGCGTAGGACGACGGCGACTCCGGCGCCTGCCTGCCGAGGATGGTGGGCACCTTCGTCTCCTCGTCGGAGGCCGACATGCCGCGGCCCATCGAGTGCAGGAGCATCCCGAGCCTCGACCCTCCGCCGCCGGGCTTGGCCCCGGTTCCGTCGAGCTTCGGTCCGCCGCCCATCGCGTGCATGTAGTCCTGCGTCCCGGGCGCCATCTGCGAGCCGTCCGCCGCGGTCTCGCTACCGAACATGTAGCCGCCCTGGCCCGCGCGAGACGCCGCGTAGCCCTGCGGCGCACCGAGAGAGCCGATGGGGACCTTGGCGTTCTCGTCGGAGAAGTTGCCGATGCTGTCGAGGAGACTTCCGCCAGCCTTCCAGAGTCGATCCGTCCAAGCCTCGTCGTGCTTGAAATCCCGGTCGCGCTGCTGGTTTCGCGTGCCCTGGTCGATGCCGTACCTCTGCACGTCGGCGTTGAGCTGGGCGTTCTGGGTGTTCCACCCCATCTGCTCGTAGTTCTGCTGCGCCTGCTGGTTCATCTGGCGCTGAGCAAGCTCGCTCTGCTGCTGCATGCCCGCCTGCTGCTGCGCGAGAGCCTGGGACTGGTAGTCCTGGCCGCGGAGCTGCGAGGATGCGCTTGTGTACGCGTCGCGGGCCTGCGCCATCTCTTGCGCGCGCATGGCGCCGATCTGGTTCATGCCCTGTTGCTGCATCCCCATGGCCTGCTGCGAGGCCCCACGCATCGCCGCCGCCTGCGCGAGCGACCCGCCGCGCGCCGAGGCCGCTCCGGCCATCTGCGCCTGGAGCGACTGGTCGAGCATGTTGCGGGATAGCGACTGCGCCGCGCTCGGCGCCTGCCCGTAGGCCGCCTCCTGCTGGAGCCGCACCGCGTCCTGCTGGTTCAGGCGAGCGTACGCCGCGTTGTTGCGGTCGCTGTTCGCCGCGTCGAAGTTCTGCTGATAGGCCTGCCGGTTCGCCGCCGCGACGCCGAGGTTCCGGTAGCGGTTGACGTCCTGCGACGCGCCGTTGCCCTGGCCCGGGTCGCCCGGCGTGTTCGGGTCCGAAGGTCGACCAGCGAACCCGCCCCAAGACTGCTTGTCGCCATACGGGTCGTTGTTGTACTCGCGTCCCATATCAGCCTCTCTTCGTCGCGGGGTTGGTGCTGAATCCCTGCTTTACTCCGACTTCCACGCCGATGGTATCGAACGCAGGGCCCTGTCCGGTGCCGACTGGATACGTCCCTGGATTCGTCGGCGTCAGGTCGGTGATACGGAATCGGATGGACGCGGCCTTCCGCTGCGTGCCGATGGCGAGCGTGCACTCCTCCAGGGAGCCGATCGCCGTCACAGCGCCGCCCGCGGTGAACGTCCGCGATTGCGTGTACGACGTGGACGAGTCGAACGCCACCTCGACGAGCAGGTCATGATTGCTTCGCGAGGCTCCGGAGAGCTGCATCTCTCGGCAGCTCTGGAAGGCAAGCGGACCGGCCGCCGAGAGCCACGCCGTCTCGAGGACCATGGACACGTACGCGCCCGCATCCAGGTACGTGCTCGTGCTCTCGGAGTACGCCGCGCCGGTCGTGGTCACGAACGTCCAGACGCCGTTCCAAACACACGCATCAGCGATGCCGACCGCGCCGCCGAGGTACCGGAACGTACTCCACTGCTTTTCGGCGTAGTTCCAGACGAGCACCGTGTGGGAAGTGACTGCGGAGTCGTTCGCCGTAAAGCGAACTTCGCTGTACTTCGGCACGAGCGTCGCGCTCGTGACGTTGGGGAAGGACGTGATGACGTCCTGCACCTGGCGCCCGAACCACACCACCTCGAGACCGCGCGTCAGGAGGTAGAGCCCGCGCGTGCTCTGGAACAGGACGCCGAACGGCGTGGACACGACCGACCGCGGGTTGGAGCACCCCACGTCGGTCTGGACGTCGATGACCGCCGTAAAGTCGCCGCTCGCGCCCGCGGCGTTCGGGCCGTCGCCCTGGATGAAGCCGATGCCGTCGCGGTAAAGGACGATGAGCTTGTCATCCATCGACACGAGGGCGACGACGTCCTGGTCGGCAACGATGCGGAACGCCTCGTTGAAGCCCGGCGCGACGCCTTGGTCGTCCGAGAACGACTTGGAGTACCAGATGGTCCGCTGGTCCGGACCCACGCCCCAGAGGCGGAGGCGGTGGCAGACGAGCGTAGTGAGCGCAGGCGGCTGGACGTCGTCCAGGATGCCGCCGGTCGTGTAGAGCACGGGGCGGCTGGCGAGCGTGGTGCCCGAGCCGTCGACACTGGAGTCCGCGCGCGTGTCCACGAACTGCTGTCCTGCGCTCGTGAGGACCACCGGCGTGGTGTTCGCGGTAGGCTCCACCGTGAGCCGCTGGAGCGTCGAGCCGCTCACGACGCTGCGAAAGGTTGGCAGATAGATCGGCGTCGTGCTCGTTGCGCCGTAGGTGGTGCCAAGCGTCTGCTTGCTGCCGACGTTACACAGCGCGTAGTTGATCGTGACCTTTCCCGTCGCGGGGACGGCCGACTGCGTGAAGCCTGCCGTGGTGCTGCGGTGAAGGACGCCGGCCTTGCTGCGGTACTCCGCGCACACGCCGTAGAGGTACGTGCCGGCCGCCATGAGCCCGCCCGCCGCCGCCACGCTCGACACCTGCGAGGGCTGGCGCGCGAAACCGTAGTCGAAGCACGTGGCGCCGTCGTAGGCCGAGAGGACGCCGCCGGACAGGTACGCCTCGTTGGCGTAGGTCGCCGAGCGCCACGAGTCCGCCGGCATCGCAGCGCCGGACGTGAGCGACGCGAGGCGGAGGCCCTGTCTCCAGGCCTTGTTCTGCCCTGGCGCCGTCGCGAGGAACGGCACGGAGGCGTAGAACGTCGTGGTACCCGTCGCAGTGACGGCCGCAGGACAGCCGACGCTCCCGGCGATGGACGGCCAGGTGCCGCCGATCATCTGGTCCAGCTTGGCGACGTAGCGGTGCGGGACCGTGGTGCCGTACGCGCTCGCGTCGGTGAGCTCCGCCTCGACGAGGTAGGTGTTGCAGCCGACGAAGCTGCCCGTGGGGGACACGGGGTCGTCGCCGAGGACGAGGAAGTAGCGCCCGTCCTGCGTCCACGGGCGCGTGATGGGGCGCGTGCCCCACGTCGCGCGCTTCGTCGTGGCGGACACGGTGCCCGTGTAGCTCGCCACGACCGTGCCGACGCCAGCCACCGTGGCGCCGCCCGCGGACCCCGAGATGAGGTAGGAGACGAGCACGGTGCCTGACGACGCACCGCCTGGGGCGCAGATGCCTACGACCTCGCCGGGGATGGTCGCCGTGCCGCCTGTGACCGACAGCGTGGACGCGTCCCGCGTGATCATCTGCTGGTTGACGCCCACGTGGACGTACGTGCCGTCGCTCGCGAGCGCCAGGTACGCGTCGTTGGTCGACGTAATCGGCGCGTTGTTCACTGCCGCAAGCGCGGACGAGTACGTATAGAGCTTCACCACCGCCGTGATCGCGGTGTTGTCGTTGTAGACGACGCCGAAGTTTGAGCCGATGACGCACGCGTCGAACCCGGACTGGACGGCGCCGCTCGCAGCGTCAGTGCGCAGGTTCGTGACGCCCGAGACCGCGAAGGTGCTCGCGGGAATGGTCCACGCGCTGACGTTCGCGCCGTTGCGGCAGGTAACCACCACCGTCGTGCCCACGTAGAGCACGCGGACGGCCTTTGCGCCGGACGACAGGAGCAGGGACGGAGCGAGCACCGTCGCGCCCGTGCTCGCCTCCTGGATGGTCACGTAGAGGGCGCCGCCGCCAGACGACGCCATAGGGTCGCCAGACACCCAGGCGATAGCCACGAGCGTGGTGCCGCCCGCGTCAGAGAACGCCGCCGAGTCGGAGACCATCACGCCGTCCGTCGTGTCGACGGCCGTTCGGTACGTCACGCCGATGTCGGGGATGGCGCCGCGGTTGCGCCAGCCGTAGGCCGATGCGTAGCTGTAGAGGTACTGCCCGCCCGCTGCGCCCGCGCTCACGAGGCAAAGCTCGATGCCGCGCGTGAACAGGCGCGCTGCCGAGGAGAGCGAGCCGCCCCCGACGATGGACGTGGAGAGCGCCGAGACGCCGGCGCGCTTCTCGAGGCGTCCGCCCTTCACCCAACGCGCGTTTTCCGCACGCGTGAGCGTTCCCCACGGGACAGAGTGCGGCTCAGTGCCTTCGTCGACACCGAACCGGAAACCCGTTTGGAGGAGCTGGCGCTGTAGGGGCATCAGAAAAACAGGATGTCGACCGTCACGGCGGCCGAGGCGAGGAAGGCGTACTGGCGGGTCTGGTCGGCCGGCTGGTTCGCCGCGAGCGACTCCACGATGCTGGCCGCGTTGCCCTGGAAGCGCGTGAACAGGTAGCCCTGCGGCTTCCGCCCGAGCCCGTGGTTCACGACGGTGTTGCCGGTGCCGATGGCGACACCCTTGACCCAGACGCCGCCGCCGAACGGCAGCGCGTTGAGCGCCTTTGTCGTGGACTGCGCCTGGCGCTGCATCTGGTCACCCTCGAGGGTGTCCGTCTGCACGCGCTGAAAGGCGACCTTGGCTGCCGCCATCAGAAGACCACCCCGAACGGCCACGCCGATTCGGAGATGTCCTGCACGCGCTCCGGCTCGTTGGCGTCGCGCTGCGAGGCCACGGCCTGGATATGCTGGTAGATGCGCTCCTTCTGCGACAGGTAGAAGCCTGGATCGCTCTCCTCCTTCTGGAGGACCACCGCACACGCGCCGTAGATGGCCGCCATCTCGTAGCCAGCGAAGCCGTCGAAGGTGTCCGACCCGCTCACGAGCCGAGGCGGAGCCGCCGTGTAGTAGAGCGTCGCGGTGAACGACTGCGTGGCCGGCAGGAACTCGATCTGGTTCGCCTGGAGCCGGTAGCGAACCGGGGCGACCCAGGCGTACGTGCCGCCGTTGGCGAGCCACGGGTGCTCGACGGGCATGAAAGGCCGGAGCCGGCCCGTCACGCCGCCGATGGTCGCCTCCACGGCCTGGAGCTGCCAGAAGTCCGCAGGCAGGCTGTAGAGCGCCGTGCCGCTCGTCACCGAGATGCTCGACGACGTGCGGTAGTGCACCGGGCCCTGCGCCTGCACGATGCGGGCATACAATTCCGCGATTTCTTGGTTGACGTACTCCGTGACCTCGGCGTCGGTCACGAACGTGCTCGACTCCTGGTTCGTGCGTTGCCGCACGTCCGCGATCAAGTCCGTCAGCGTCCTAGTACGGGCCACGGAGTACCTCCCGGGTCACTTAGTGCAGGCCATCACGGCGGCCTTGAAAGCCTCCGCGAAGTCCTCGCGCTTGTCGTCCTGCACGCCGATGGCGTCGGCCAGCTCGTCGACCACCGCGGAGTACTCCCCGGTGTCCTCGTCGCCGTCCGGCTCGCCCTTGCTCGTGCCGATGACCAGCGCGAGACCAGGCTTCTTCGACGCGGCCATCAGACCGTGCCCCAGTTGCCGTTCTTGAGCACGAGGGACACGCCGCACTTGCGCGCGGTGAAGTCCGTGAGCGTGCCCGCAGCGACGCGGGTGCGGATCGTGAACGTGAGGCCCGAACTGGTCCCCTCGTTCGTGAGGGTGCCGACCGTCGCGTACGACCCGTCGTTGGCCGAGTCGTCGAGCTCCGCCGACGCCTTGATGCACTTGACGAAGGCGTCCTTCATCGCGACCACGATGACGCCTGCGCCGGAGCGCGTGAGCGAAGCCACCGCGTCCACGCCGACGCCGATGAGCGACGACGTGAGCGGGTTGCTCGTGTTGTTGCAGTTGAAGGCGAAGTCACAGAAGACTCGCCCGCTGCCGTAGGAGAAGGAGGGGTAAAATGTGCGATTGGCCACTTGATCCCCCTCTCAGAGCGCGAAGTACGCGTTCCAGCCCGGCGCCTCGCAGGTGAGGTTGCCGTAGTAGCCGATACGGAACACGTAGCTGTCCGTGCTCGCCGACCGGAGCATGTCCGAGCCGTCGAGGTTCAGGATGCGCGGCGCGCCGCCGAGGCTCTCGAAGGCCCACGTGTCCATCTGGAGCATCCAGCCCTTGGACCGCGGGCAGTTCAGATCCGCGATGACCTGGATCGGACCCGCAGGGCCCATCAGCTTCACCGTGTCGAAGCCGATGTCCGGATCGTCGTAGCTCTTGGAGCGGTCGTAGATGACCTTGCTCCCGAGCGCCTTGACGAGGTTCGCGTAGTCGATCGGGTTCAGGAACGCGACGTCAGGCTTGCTGCCCTCGCGCACGAGGAGCGCCGCGGTGTCGATGAGGATCTCCTCGATCGGTCCGCCGGAACCCGCCGTGTACCGGACACCGCCGAGGCGGACCGGGTCGCTGGAGCGGTCGAGCGAGAAGAACGAGTCACCGCCCGTCGGAGCCGTCGCCGGGATCCACCCCGCGAGACCCACGACGCCCTGACGCACGGCCTCGAAGTCGCCGTTCTGGAAGATGTAGTCGTTGGCCGCGGCGGTCGCGATGCCGGCCGTCCAGTTGCCGGACGCCGTGAGCGTGCCAGCCACACGGTCGACGCCGGTGAGCGTCACCGTGCCGGCCTTCTTCGCGCCGGAGGTGCCGTCCGTGGTGCTCGTGTTGAGCACCATGCCGACCTCGAAGTTCACCGCGGTCGTGGGGTCCACGAGGGTGATGGTCGGCGTAGCCTGACCGCTGGCGATCTGACCGCGCGCGCCGCCGCCGTTGCCGAATAGGCCCATCGCGAGCGACCGCGTGGCCGTGTAATACGCGCCGTCGATCTCGTTCTTGAGACCGGCGAGCAGCGAGCCCGCGTCCTTCGCCGAGGCCTCGATCGCCTCGCCGTACACCTGGCCGAAGGCGTAGTCCTTCGCGCGGGTGACGGTGAACTTGTTGTATGTCGAGCTCGAGATGTTCGCGAGGCCGGCCGCGAAGTCGAAGCCTCGACCCTGCGGGTTGCCGTTGCGGATCGCGACGACCTTGTTGACGCCGAGGAAGTCCGTCCTCTTCTTCACCTTCGCCCAGAAGGGGTTGTTGGTGTAGCTGAGGGTGTTGACCTTCTTCTGGGTGTACTGAACCTTGAGAACCGCATTGAGTGCGGTGATGTCGAGTGCGCCTGCGGGCATGTGAACGACTCCGAGTGAGAGCGGTTAGGAACCGTCGCGCTCGTGTCGTCGTCGGGAGTCAGCGCTTGGCTGCGAAGGCGGATTCGAGAATCCGCAACGCCTCGGCGTCCGCTTCTTCCTGGGACCATTCCCGGGGCGGAGTCGCCTTTGCGCTAGCTGCCCGCGACGTCAACGTGCGCGGACCCTCGGCCTTCACCGCTGGCCGTTTCCCGGTTTCACCGCTGGAATCGCCCTTGCTGGGCTCGTGGGCGGGCTTCCCGATGCGCTGCCGCCAAGCTGCCCGACTCTCTGCTCTCGCCTTCGCGACCTCCTCGAGGTGCTCGGCGATAACTTCGTCGTCTGGATACACGCCGAAGCGTGCGAAGTAATCCTGACCGTGATTCTGCGCCACGGCAAGCGCCTCGCGCGACATCTCGTCCGGAGTGAACTCCTCGACGAGGTGCGGATACTTCTCTGCCGACTCCGCCACGTGGTCCACGAAGGCCTTCTGAGCCTCGATGACCTGCGTATCCAGACGAGCGCGGTGCGCGCGCGCCTGCTCCTGGTCGCGGGCGGCCTTGAGATCGGCGATCTCCTTCCGGAGCACGTCGAGCTCCGAGGACGTCTCCGCCTTCACGCGCTCGGCGACCTGCGACGGGTCGTGCTCGTTGGCGAGCGACTCGAGGAACTCCTTCGGGCTGAGCCCGGACAGTTCGAGCAGGCGCGTCGGCGAGGCCTTCGCGTGCTTCACCTGCTCGGCGAGCTTGAGGAGCGGCTCGAATTCGGCTCGCTGCTTTGCGATCTCGTCGCGCGCACGTGTAAGCTCCGCCCGCTCCTGCGCGGCACGCAGCTCGGCCCGCTTGGCTGCGTTGATGCGCGCCGCGACCTTCTCGTCCTCGGCAGGCTTGGCTGGCTCCGCGGGCTTCTCCGGCTCCTTCGCGGGCTCCGGCTTGCCGACAAAACGGCCCTTGTCGTCGCGCCCCTCGGGCTTGTCGTCCTCGGGCGCGGCCTCGGGCTCGTCGGGCGGCCCGAAAACGAGGGCTGCGGCCTCCTGGAGGCTGTCGGTCGTGATCTCGGCGTCGCTCATCCCATCACCGGGCCCATCGGGGGCGGCATCGGTCCCGGCGGCATCGGGGGCATACCGGGCGGCATCGGGCCTCCAGGCGGAGGAGGCATCGGGCCGCCAGGCATGGGCGGCGGCATGTTCGGGTCCATCGGCGGGGCCGGAGGCGGACCCATGAAGTCCTGCGTGTCAGCCATGTACCGGCGCAGCAGCTCGAGACGGTCCTCGCTGACGCCGTCGAGACGCGCGCAGTGGTACGCCTCGTTGACGAGCCGTAGCGCGAGCTTGTGGTCGTCGAACGGCTCGGGCGAGACGAAGTTGCCCGTCTTCAGCATCGTCTCGACGTTCTTCTCCACGAGACGGCGCGCGGCGTTCTTACGCTTCGCGTACTGCTCGGTGTCGGGGAAGTCGACGATGTCGAGGACGTCCTCCGGCGGGATGGCGCCGGAGTTGATCATGTCCTGCGCCCAGGCAAGCTTGCCCGCGGGCGTCGAGGGGAGGAGCGACGTCGGGTAAACCCGGATGACGTAGTCGTCTTCCGGCAGGTCGACGTCCGCCCACTTGATGAGCGTCACGGTGTTCTTGCCGACGCTGCGGACCTTGTAGCTGCCGCCGATGCGCTTGGCGCACCGTACGACCTGGCGCGCGGCCTCGATGACAAACTCCTCGTAGTCCTGGCCGACCTCGAGGAACCGCTCCGTCTGGATGTCCTGGTAGGCGCGCTGGGCGGCTCCGCTGTTCAGCCCGGCAGGCTTCTGCCCCGTGGCGTTCAACTGCGAGATGCCGGAGATCTCGAACGCCTTGGCGTAGAGGCGATCGAGGTGCGCGTAGACGTCGGGAGCGACCGCGACGGGCGTGACGTACTGCGGTGGCGTGCCCGTGTACTTCACGATCGCCGACAGGTCGTTGTTGAGGCTCGACGTCTGGACCTTGGCACCCTGCTCAACGAGGTAGTGGCCCTTGATGAGGTGGTGGGCCTTCTGAATCTCGATGAGGAGCTTGTTGATCTCCTCCTGGATGCCTCGGAGTTCCTCGGCGAGGCCCGTGCCCCAGAAGCCGACGAGCGGCCTGGACCAGCGGAAGAACGCGAAGGGGAACGGTCCCTCCCACGGTTCGTCGAGCAGCGTGGCGCCATCGACGCAGATGACGTGACGCCCCGGCGTGTCATCATCGTCGGCGAGGTGCCACGCCTCGTAGACCATGACCTGGTCGGACGTGCTCTGAAGCGAGACCGCGATGTCGTCCGCCTCGCGCGGGATGCGGTCGATGGCAGCGGCGAGGACGGGGTCGTCCTTCGCCCAATCGGCCTTCACCTTGCGGCGGTCGATGTACTTCGTCTGCCCGAGGTTCGGCGGGTCGCCGTACTGACCCTCGAGGTCGTCTACGACGAGCTCGGTCTTGAGCACCGGCTCCACGACAACCTTGCGCCCGTCCTCGTAGACCTTGAGCGCGCCGGTCCCGAGCACGCAGCCCTGGCGGAAGACGGCGGGGAGCTGGGCGTAGACCGACGACTCATAGAACACGCCGTCAACGAAGCGCTCGAGCAGCTCGGCCTGCGTGCGCTTCTCGTAGTCGCCCTCGCAGGTGAGGAACGTGGGCTTCGGCTTGTTCTTGGCGGCGATCTTCGACGTGACCGCGCCGACCATGTTGCGGACGACGTTCAGCGACAGGCGCGATGGGTTGAGCGTCCGCGTCGTGGTCGCCCCGAGGCCGAGACCGGCAAGCGGGATGTTGCCGTAGAGCGACGCATGGAGCAGGTCGCTGAAGCGGGCGGAGGCCTGCGCCTCGCGCGCGTGGCGCACCCACTGGACGACGCCGCGGTCGGCCTGCCCCTCGGGCAGCTCGTACCAGGGCTGATCCACTAGCCGAGCCTCGACATGAGCGTGTCGACGTCAGCGCCGGAGGAGTGCATTAGCACCTCCAGAGAGCGCCGCGCCTCGTCCTTCGGGTCGGCCTCGACAGGAGGGGCGAGGTCGGTTGTCGGGACGCTGCGCGGCCGTGGCTCCTCGCCTCCGAGGTCGACTCGCAGGCACCCCGCCGACAGCGCGCGAGGGCGGAGATTGCGCTCCAGGCACCACGCGTAGAGCGCAGTCAGCGATTCGAGGTCCGCCACGTAGATTGATGTAGCGTCACGCCGCGAAACCTAGTGCGCGTATACCGCGCAGTAATCGCCGCTGCGCCGTGGTAGCTAAGTGGGAATGCGAGACTCGGCGATCCGGTGCGAAGCGGGGATAAGCCTCCGCACGGCAGCGCGGTTGCTCCGGGTGTCGGACAACACGCTGCGGCTCTACGAGATTGACCCCGAGGCGGTGCGCTCGGTCACCAAGCGGGCGCGCATCGGAGCCTTCTACGGGCACCTGCGGGCGTTCCTGTCGGCGGTGGCGGCGTGATGCTCGACCTGACGTTCCGCCCGATGGTCACGACCGACGAGCACTACGTCTTGTCGTCGTGGCTCCGGAGCTACGCCGAGACGTACGAGGCCCGGCTGTTCTTCAAGGGCCCGACGCGCGGGCTGTTCTTCGAGATCTACGAGCCGCTCGTCAAGGCCATGCTCGCGCGAGGGGCGGTCACGGTGGCGTGCCTGCCCGAGAACGAGGACGTGGTTGTTGGGTGGCTCTGCACCGAGGGCGAGACGGTACACTACCTCGTGGTCAAGCCCAAGTTCCGCGGCGTCGGCGTGGCGGGAAAGCTCCTCGCCGGCATGGAGGCGCTGCCGCTCAGCTACAGCCACATCACCCCGCCGGCGAAAAAGCGCCTGCGGTTCCCCAGCAACTGGCGATACGCGCCAGGAAAGAGGTTTGCGTGAAGCTCACCGAGTTCACCCCCGTTCACCCCGTGCGCGTCCCTGGCGACCCCGGCCTGCACTCCCACGTGACCGCCGCCAAGCTCGGCGCGACGCTCGAGACCGGCCCCGAGGGCGTTGCCATCCGCAAGGGCGCCGCCGTGGTCATCGTGCCGTGGGCCAACGTCGTGCAGGCCGTGCCGGTGGCAGAGACCAAGGCCGCCAAGTGAGCGCGATCCTCGTCGTCTGCAAGCACGGGCGCGACCGCTACTGCGTCCGCTGCGACCTCAGCACGCCGCCCGACGCGGACCCCGACGACGTGGAGCGGTGGCAGGCATGCACCGACGAGTTCGCGGCGGCGCTGGACCGTGAGCCGGTGCTGCGGCTGCCGGGCGGGCTGACGATTCGGCGGCACACGCCGTGAACCGGTGGCAACCGCGCGCAGGAGACGCCGTTAGGCACCTGCGCACGGGCGAGCACGGTCGCATCGTGGAGCCGAGCGACCTGGAACGCCTCGAAGTCGAGAAGCTTGGCCGGCATCTACGCGTCCCGGTGCTCGTTCGCTGGAGCCGATCCGGTGAGCGCATGTGGACCAGCGAAGACCGGGTTCGCTTCGTCGGCCGTGGGCACGACCACTTCGCCAGCGACTCCTAGCTCTCCCACCACTGCCGCTCCTGCCGCGCGCGTTCCTCGGCCTCGGCGGCTTCCCAGAGCTGCCGCTCCATCGCCGCTCGCGCCTCCGTCGCGGTCGGCCCTGGAGGTGGCGGCGCCTCGTGGTAGGCCGATGCCGCGCGCCAGGCGTACAGGCACGCGTCCGCGCAGTGGTTGTCGAAGCCCTCGGCCTCCTTCGCGTGGTCCTCGGTCCACGGCAACTCGGCCCACTCGGCGACGAGCTCGGCGCACCGCTGCGGGTCCACCTTGATGCGCCCTCGCTCCAGGTCGCCGTTTATCAGCGCGATGTAGCCGCGCTTGTTCACCTTGTCGGCCGGCTCGATGGGCAAGGCGAAGCGGCGGCGCGCCTCCTCGGCGTAACCCTTCCCGAGTCCACCCACATCGCCGACCATCTTGACCGGGGCGTAGAGCCTAGAGAGCGCGTGCGCCTCCTCGGCGGCGTCTGACGGTGTCAGGCCCGCGCGCTTGTAGCACTCCACGACGTACACCGTGGGGTCGTGGTCTCGCCAGCCGAGGACGCAGAACGCCGTGGCGTCCGTGTACCCGTAGTCGATGCCGACGAGGTACGTGGAGAGAATGGGGATATTCTGTATCCCATTCCGCTCCTCGGCGTACCGGTACACGAGTCCGCCCGCGTCCCGGGTCCACACGCCGTCGAGGAGCTGCTTCCGCGTCGTGCTGTCGAGCTGGTCGAGCGCGTGCCGGTAGGCCTCGGCGTCCACGTGCGGGTTGTCGTCGAGCAGCGCGGGGACGAAGCGTCGTCCCTCGGGCACGTCGAGGAATCTGCGCTTGACCCACTCGTGGCCGATGCCGCCCGGGTTGCTCGCCGACCGCATCCGGAGCGGCACCTCCACGCCGACCGCGCGACGGAGGCGGGACAGCAGGTAGCGATACGGCTGCTCGGCCCACTGCGTGAGTTCGTCCACGCACACGCACTGGAACTCCGCGCCCTGGTAGCGGTACACGTCGCGCGCCGTCTCGCAGTAGCCGAATTGGAGCACTGCTCCGGAGGGGAAGGTCCACCGCTTCTCGGTGCCGTTCCAGTTCGCCCCGGTGCCCTGGAGCCAATCGTGCGCGCGGTCCATGATGGCACCGGGCAGCGACAGGTCCGCGTAGGTCCGGCGCAGGATGAGCGCGGCGTAGCCCGGCACGTGGACGTACTTCAGGGCTGCCATGAGCAGCGCGGACGACTTGCCGCCGCCCGCCGCGCCGCCGTAGAGCGCCTCCAGCGAGTCACACGCGAGGAACTCCGCTTGCTTCGCGGTGGGCGCCTGCGGGACGAACTTCCCGACCGGGTCCTGGACCGCACCAGCGAACGCGAGCGCGGTGTCAGCCGTCCACATCGGCGCTCACGGGGATGGCCAGCGCGTCGCGTAGGCGGTCCGCCTCGGCCTCGAGTGCCTTGATGGCCCCGATGACCTGCTCGAGCCTCTCGCGCGGGTCCTGGGCCGGCGCAGGGGCCTTCACGGTGACCTCCGAGCGCTCGGGCGCGTTCAGGCCGAGGAGCTTGCCTTGCTCGGCGATGGCCCGCACCGCGTCGCCGTACTCGCCGTCCCGGTGTGCGTCGGCGGAGATGGCGTCCAGCCTCGCCGCGTTCCTCGCCCGGAGGTCGTCCCGGTCGACGAGCGCCAGGAGCCGCAGCGTGCGCCCGGCCTCGGCCGCCCAGTCCTTGACCCGGTCGACGCTCACGCCCTCGCGCGTGGCGAGCTCCTGGTGGCTCCTGCCAGCCACCCAGCGGCCGGAGACCATGTCCTCGAGGATGCCCGCCACGACGCGGTCCACCTGGTCGCGCCGGTCGCGGGAGAGGGGGAGGGTCATGTGGGTCTCCTAGGTAGGCGGGGGCTAAGCCTCCCGTTCGTGCAGTCCGGCGCGTCCCAGACCCGGCTGCCGTTCACCAGGAACAGGTCTCGCCACCCATCACCGCCGACCACGCGCACGAGCGCGCACGCCGCGCATCGGTACGTCCGTGCGGCCGAGTAGTCGATCTTCCAACGGTGGTACCGCCGACCTGGGTTGCGTTCGCGAAACCGAGCAGAAGCTGCCAGTCGCGAACAGTGAGGCGAGCACCACTTGCGGCCCTTGTCGGCCGGGAACGACCGGCCGCAGCGCGGGCAGAGGTCGGGGTGAGCGGGACGGTCGTCGGTCAGCACGACCCCGCAACCCCAGAGGTCCGCGTCCTGCTCCGGCACCGTGTACGGCTCCAGAACGCGCGCGCGGGAGAGGGGGCGGGTCGTGGGAGGAGTCACGCGACATCCTCCTTGGCAAGGATCCCATCCTCTAGCGACTGGCGCCTCTCAGCGACCGTGATTCCCGGCTCGTTCAGGACCTCCCGACCGTCCTCGCCAGCCTGTTGGTACAGAATGGCGCCCTGGTGCGTGACGAGCGCCAGAACGTTGAACCGTCCCGAGGCCATAAGCGGACCCTTTGCGTGCGTCCACCCCGTACGCGTAACGGCGGCCGTCGTCACTTCGACACGAAAAACCCGTCCTGCGCGAATCGCGACAATGTCGCAAGCCGCGTTTGGGGTGACGGACCGATAAACGTCGAACCCGCGCCGGATCAGATCCGCACAGACGACAAGTTCATGAGCTGCACCCACGTTGCTGTTTGTCTGCTTACTCATCTCCCACCTTCCCCTCTACGGTTTGCTGCCCCTGTGCGCCCAGCTGCGGGCCTTTCGCGTCCAGGTAGGCCCTGATGGCTTCCTCGGCGCTCCGGACGGTCCTGACGGCCGCCCCGGCCCGGGAAAGGTCCTTCGCCATCTTCACCTGGTCGGCGTTCTCCTCCCCGGTGGCCGTCTTGACCTCCAGGCCGAGCAGCCGACCCGTGGGCGGGACGACGACGATGACGTCCGGGAAGCCGGCAGGTGCGCCCTGATACCAGCCGCCCTTGGCCTTGACCCTGCCGGAGTTGATCCGGAAGGCGAGCACGCCCATGGCGGCGAAGGCGTCGAGGATGGCGCGTTGGATCTCCGATTCACGCATCGCGCTCCACCTCCCGGAAGGCTACGAGGTGGCCGTCGAACTCCGCGTGCACCGTGCCGGTCTCCCCGTCCCGCTGCTTGGCGACGATGATCTCCGCGCTCGGGTCCTCGCTCCCCCGGTGCTGGTCGTAGTACCCCGGCCGGTGGAGCAGGATCACCGTGTCCGCGTCCTGCTCGATGTCCCCCGATTCGCGAAGGTGGTGCAGGCCAGGCCGCCCGCCGTCCTTCGCGACCTCGCGCGAAACCTGGCAGAGCGCCACGACGGGCTTGTCGGTCTCCATCGCGAGGGTCTTCAGCCCCCGCGTGACCTCGCCTACGAGCTCGTGCCGCTTCCGCCCCGCGTAGCCCCCAGGCTTCACCAGCCCGAGGTGGTCCACGACCACGAGGTCGGCCTTGATGCGCCTCATGCTCGCCCGGACCTGGAGCAGCGTCTGACCCGGGGTCGCGTCGATGTGCAGCGAGACCCGTGCGAGTTCGCTGGCCGCCACATTGAACCGGGTCATCTGACCGGGATTCATCGTCCGGTCCCGGACGGCAGTGAGCGGCACGTGAGCCTCGGCGCAGATGAGCCGGGTCATGAGCTGCCCGTGGCCCATCTCGAGCGACGCGTAGAGCACCGTCTTGCCAGACCGCGCCGCAGCCAGTGCTATCTGGCCGGCGAACGCGCTCTTGCCCATGCCCGTGCGCCCCGCGACGACGTACATGCGCCCGCCCTCGAGCCCGGTGGTCAGCCGGTCGAGCCGAGGGAAGCCCGTGGTGACGCGAGGCTTGCCGGCGTCCATCATGGCCCGCGCGGCGTCCTTGGCGGCCTCGAGCGCGGTCACCGCGCCGCCCGTGACCGAGGCCCGCGTGTGCTCGCCGACGAGCGCGTCGACCCGGGCCATCCAGCCGGCGACATCAGGCATAGGCTCGTAGCTCTCGCCGAGGAGCCGGTGCAGGCCCGTCTGCAGTCGGCGCACCCGGGCGAGGTCGCGGATGGTCTGCGCGTACCGGGCCGGGTTCGCGATGGCCACCACGTCGGTCATGAGCCGGATGAGCGCGCCCTCGCCGCCGACGATGCCCATGCGCCCCGTGGCGCGGAGCCTCGAGCCGACCGCCGTGGCGTCGGGCGAGGTGCCCTGAGCGACAAGCTCCGCGACGCTGAGCGCCACGGCGCGGTGAGCCCCGCTGAAGAAGTCGTCCGGGCCGGCAACGGCGAGCACTTCGGCGGCCTTCTCCGGCTGGAGCATGCACGCGGTCAGCACGGCGGCCTCGGCGTCCGGGTCGTGCGGCGGGGTCTGGACGTCGGTGTGAGCGACCAGCATCACGCCACCCTGTTCTGGTTTGCGATCTGGGCCATGAGCGCGTCGAACTCGGCCGGGTCGACCAACTCTCCGGAACGGCTGGAGGGTTCGGGCTTCGGGGCGAAGCGCTTGCGCTCGAGTTCGGCGGCGAGGATGAACCCGTCCACGTTGTTTGGCTTGAAGGCGTGGAACAGACCCAGGTACTCCTTGCCCCGGTCGTTGTGCCCGAGGTGGAACGACGACAGGAACAGGCCGTCGATGGCGAGCTTGCAGGCCTCGACGTCGAGCGACTTGAGCGCCTGGCGGATGTTCTTCCGGTCGTCGTCGTTCGGGGCCTTCTTGCGGACGCGGCGGTTGTACTTCGCCATGGTCGCGACGTAGTGCTCCCACACCTCGGTCACCTGGGGGTCGGCTCGTTTGCCGGTGTCCACCCACACCACGGGGACCTCCTTGGCACGGTCGATGCTCTCTTCTCGGATCTCTCCCTGATCAGAGACAGAGAAAGAGATAGAGATAGGAACATCGGGCGAACGTTCGCCCGTTGTTCGGTCGATGTTCGGCGTTTGTTCGGTCGATGTTCGACGAACACGACGCATGCGTTCGCGCGCAGCTTCGCGATTTGATTCAACATCGGATCGCGCGTCGTTGTGCTCGGCGTACTTCGCGACGGTCACGCCAGCCTCCGTCTCTAGGAGCAAGCCGGCGGTCACGAGCGCCTTGATCGCCTTCACGCGAGACCGTCCCCAGACGTGTTCGACGACTGCAACGGGTACGAAGCCGTCCGTCATTTCCGCGCGCGCGTACATGACGCAGTACAGGTAGACCGCCATGGCCCCTTCGGCGGCGCGCTCCGCCTCGAAGGCCCGACGGTTGTGCAGGAGCTGAAGCCCGAGGCGGGCGTAGAGCTCGCGACGCTTCTCGCTCATTCGCCCCTCGCGCGCTTCAGGTTCGCGATCGCGTTGAGGAGGCTCATGACTGCTTCCCACGTGTCGACGTCGTCGTGCCCGAGAGGCTCGACCTGGATCACTGCTAGGCGGGCGAGACGCGATGCGCGGGCCAAGCGTGCGGCCCGGTCGATGCGTCGCGCCTGTTCAGTCGTTGACGTCATGTGCACAGGCTGTAGATTCGTCTTGTCCACGTTGTTCTCCTCGCGGCCCTCGGTGTTCCTAGGCACCGGGGGTCGCTGCTTTTGTGCCCGTGTCCTCGGTCTGCGCTGCACTTCCCACGGACTCGGATGCGCAGTGTTTTTCGGTACGAAAAGGCCCGCCACGACCTCGAGGCCGGGCGGGGAAGGTGTCGCCGAACAGCGCGCGCTGTCCGACCCGCTCGTCACGCGACGCACGCGCGTCGGCTTCGTCCTCGGGCAGGTGCGCGTCGGCCATGAGAATCGCCGCGCGCTCCTGCACCGGGCAGCACACGAGGTGCCCCGCCTCGGACGGGCAGCGGCACGCGACGATGCGCCTGGCGCTGACCGAGTCGTTCACGTCGCCCTCATCGACGACGCCCACTCGCGCACGTGGTCCAGCAACGCCTTGTGAGCGTCCCGCTGCGGGGTGGCAGTTCGCGAAGGCGTCGAGATGGCCTCGACGTAGGCCACGGCGAGCCGGGCTACCTCAAGACGGCGGCGAACAGAACGCACCGCCTCGGGCGTGCCCTCGATCGCCGCGTCGATGTCGTCGATGCACCAGCGCTCCAGGCTCACGACGTCGCCCTCAGCACGGCGACCAGCGCCCGCACGGTCTCGGCGCCGCGTCCGCGTCGCCTCGAGCTGCGCCCGTGCGAGGTCGCGCTCCTCGGTGCGGGTCATGAGCAGGTCGAGCGCACGAGCCAGCTCGGCGCGGAGCCAGGCGCAGTGGACGGCGTCGTCCAGTTCGGGGCCGCGGGGGCTCACTTGGCCAGCTCCGGGATGCAGCGGGCCGGGACGTCGGCGAGAGAGCCTCCGCGCCACCACTCACACGGGCCGTAGCAGGCCGTTGCGAGGCCTCCGACGGCCGCCAGAACGGCCAGGACGAACGCCATCGTGTTGATGAACCGGTCGTCGCTCACGCCGCCCTCCTGCGATGACTCCGCGTCGGGAGCACGAACGTCCCCGGCTCGCCGCGCTGCCGGCGGACCTTGCGCCCGCACACGACGCCCTCGGCGTTGCGCCACTCGACGGCGGCGGGGGTGGTGCGCATGCGGATGTGGGCCTCGACGGCGCACTCGACGGTGGCGAGGACGGCGCCGGCCTGGTTGTGGATGGAGTATGTCATCGGCGGTGCTCCCCGGCGCGGATGCGCGTGGCGGCATCGTGGAGCGCGCCGCACGGGTCCGGCTGACGCTTCAGCCACCGCGCCACCGCGCAATTCTCCAGTTCAAAGCCGTAGGTGAGACCAAGTTCGTAGGACCCGCGGTCCCAATGGACGACGCCAGCGTCGGGCTCCGGCTTCCGCTTCGGCACGAGGCGGATGACGCGGGGCTGGTAGGAGGCGTCGATGTTCGAGGCGAAGCGCTCGGCGTCCTCGCGGCTCACGAACCGCTTCGCCTCGGACCGCTCCTTGACCCAGTACCTGCGGGCGCCGTGGTACTCCCCATCGCGGAGCGTCTTGACGACCCAGCTCACTGCGCGGCCTCGGCGGTGCGGTTGAGGTAGTGGCGGCCATCGACGCGCCGGACCTCGCCACGCTTCAGCAGTAGGCTGATCGCACCGCTCGACGTGGGGCCGACGTGTCGGATGATGGCTCCGTGGCTCGCCCCTGGGTTGGCGGCCAAGAAGGAGCGGATCGCCTCGACATTTCCCCCGTACGGACGACGCACGGGCAGCCCGAGCGCGGCGTCGATCTCCTCCACCCGCTTCAGCAGCGCAGCCCGCTCCGCCACGAGCGCATCGCGCGCGGCCTTGAAGTCGTCCAGCGCGCTCACCGCCACACCTCCCCGACCGTCACGCCGACGAGCGCGCCGAGGAGCAGCGCGGCCAGGATGAGCCCGAGGGCGTAGCAGGTGACCGCGTCGGCCACTGCTCGCCCGGCTTGGTGAGACAAATCTCGCATCGGCATTTCCGCTTCCTCCGTTGTCGTTCAGTGCGTGCAGGCTGCACGCTGTTCAGGCTGGTTCGTCGCGTGACCGCTGCGCACGTGAGCGCCGCTGAACACGCCGCAGACAAGGCACCGCGTTGCACACGGCTGAGCCGTCGCTACGGTGCCGAGGATGCGAGATCAGTCGTCGGTGCCCGTCGCCGCTGCGGGAGCAGGCGCGTCCTTCAGCCAGTCGCGGAGCCGCACCGTCCGGCGCGTGATGCGCTCGAGAACGAGGATGGCCTCCAGCTCGGGCCGGGTCTTCCCGCCCTCCCATGTCGACCACGCAGCCTGCGACACGCCCATGAGCGCCGCCGCCTCGGCCTGCGTGTAGCCCTTTGCCAACCTCCAAGCGGTGAGCTTCTGCGCTGCCTTCATCGCCACCACTATAACCTTAGCGATAGCTGAACGCAAGAAGCACATCAGAGCCAAGGTGTTAGGTCCCGGGCCTAGGCTTCCCTCCATGGCGAAACCGCGAACGAAAACGGTGCCCCCGCACGTCGGGGCCGCCTTCCGTGAGCAGCTTCGCCTCTACGTGGAGCGAGAGTTCGGCGGGAACCAGAGCAGCGCAGGCAAGGCGCTCGGCTTCACGCAGTCGCACATTTCGTCGCTCATCAGTGGAAAGCGCAGCATCGGACTACCCATCCTGCTTCAGCTCCGGGACAAGACCGGGCGCAGCATCGACGAGTGGCTCGGCCTGTCGCCGAGCGCGGCGAGCGTTCCGTTCGACGCCATCCGCGCCATCGTACGGGCCGAGATCGAAACGTCGAAGGGGAAGAAGTGAAGCACGCGCTCGTGGCGCTTGCCCTGGCCGGCTGCGGCTTCAGTAACGGCTTCTCCGAGGCACGGGGCCCGGACGGACGCCCCGGCTGGTGGCGTGTCACCTGCGAGGGCGACGACCGCTACTGTCTCAAGAAGTCGGACGAGCTTTGCCCCGGCGGGTACGTGACGGGGAGCCGTCGCGACTTTCGGAACCGGGACTTCGGGACCGTGGACGTGGAGATGCTGATCCGCTGCGAGTGAGGCTCGCGTAGCGCCCGCGCTCGCCCTCGGGGAGCAGCGCGACGAGTGCGCGGAGAAGTCGTTCACAGCGTTCGCAGTGTGTCTCTGGCATCGGCGTCCTTTCGGTAGGGCGCGCCATTCTGTTGCTAACGATCGTTCCATCGACTGGTGCGGTTAGAGCCGGGTCCCATGACCTTGGTGATGAAAGTTCTTGCCCAAGCTATGACCTTGGCTATAGTGATGGCTCAGGAGGCGCGACGATGTGCAACTGGAACCACGCCAAGCCGCTCTGGTCCGACACGGACCTGTGCGAGTCCGAGTCGACGCACCGGGTGACGCACCGGCTCCGGGACAAGCTCCCGGGCGGGCTCGTGTACGGCGACACGGTCTGCGACCAGCACAGCCGGGCGCTGGCGAGCGGCGACTTCGACACGGAGGAGCTGTGATGCACCCCACCTACGGCACGGACCGCGAGGAGTGCTGGGTAGAGCCGTCCTGCGTGTGGTGCGCGGGCGACGACGCCGACGAGGCCCCGTGCTGCGACGACTGCGAGCGCCTGGCCGTCCGCGCCGCGCGCACGAAGCGCATCGTGGGCCTGGTCGACGCCATCGCGCGGGCGAGCAAGCTCCGGTGCCAGTACGTGGCCGAGGGCATCAAGGGCGACCACCGCGTGGTGACCGTGGACGCGATCATCGCCGACTACGACCGGCAGATCCACGAGGCGGTCATGGCGCAGGAGCGGGACGACGGGCGGGCGACCGCCGAGGAGGCTGCATGATCTCGGTGCTCATTCGGCACGGCTGGTACTCGCACACGGTCCATCTCGAGGTGGCGAGCCTGAACGAGCTCGCCACGCTGGTCTCGACGCTGCGGACGGGGGCGACCGTCGCGTTGTTCCTCGGCCCGGAGATGGTCGGGCACATGGTCGTGGACGTGAAGACGAGGGCGGCGGCGAGCAAGCTGGCGCGGGCGAACTACGAGCGGTGGCTGCACCGGTCCGACGAGGCCGCGCAGTGAGCGCCGAGGTCGTCTCGCTGCTCGACGCGCTGGCGCTGGCCCAGGCGGCGGACGCGGCGGGGATCAGCCTGACCCAGGCGCGCCGGTTCGCGGCGGCGCTGGGCGAGATGCAGGCGCAGCAGATGGCACGGGTCGTCGGCGAGTCGGCCCGGATCGAGCGTTGCGGCCGGGAGCGGGCCGCGAAGAAGAGGGAGCAGAAAAATGCCTGACTATCGCAGCATGTTCGACCGGAAGTACGTCGGCGCGTGGGACCTCGAAGGCAAGGAGGTCACGGTGCGGATCGTCCGCGTGACGGCCGAGACGCTCAAGAACAAGGCCGGCGAGAACAAGAAGCCGGTCGTCTACTTCGAGGGCACGGACAAGGGCTTCGCGCTCAACAAGACGAACGCGAAGACCATTGCGGCCATGTACGGCAACGACACGGCGGCCTGGTCTGGCAAGCTGATCACGCTGTACGCGACGAGCGTCAGCTTCGGCAACGAGACGACCGACGCGATCCGCGTCCGTCCCGGCATCCCGAAGGGGAAGCCCGCCACGGTGCGCGCGGACGTGCCGGTGGACGAGACGATGCAAACCGCTCAGGAAGCAGCGGCGGAGAAGGCGTCGTGAGCCTCACCGCGCCGACCCCCGGACCGTTCCTGGTCGAGGAGCTTCACTTCTCGGACCTGAAGAACATGGCCAAGTCGCCGGCCCACCTCCGCTACGGGGTCGAGGCGGGCTGGAAGCCGAACCGCGCCATGAACGTCGGCACCATCGCGCACGCCCTCCTCCTCGGCGGGGACTTCGTCGTGTACGAGGGCCGGCGCCATGGCAAGAAGTGGGAGGAGTTCGAGGCCGAGCACGAGGGGCGCATGATCGTGACGCGGAAGGAGCGCGACGAGGCCGCCGCCATGGCCAGTTCGGTCGACCGCCACCCCATCGCGTCGCGCCTGCTCGTCGGCGACCACGAGCGGCCATGGACCGCGACGATGTACGGCCGGAAGTGCGCCGGCCGCATCGACGTGGCGGGGCCGGACACGGTGGAGCTGAAGACCACGAACGACGCGGAGCCGAACCGGTTCCAGCGCCAGTGCCTGCGCATGGCCTACCACGCCCAGCTCGCGTGGTACCAGGACGCTCGGCGCGCGCTCGGGGAGGGCCCGGGCGAGGCGTACATCGTCGGCGTGGAGTCGAAGGCGCCGTACCCGGTCACGGTCTTCCACCTGACCGAGCGGGCGCTGCTTGAGGGGCGGAAGCTGACCCGGCTCTGGATCGAGCGTCTCGCGGCGTGCGAGGCGGCGGACGAGTGGCCCGGGTACGTGCAGAGCGTCGTCGAGCTCGACATCGTTGAGGATGCGGGGCTCGTCATCGACGGAGAGGAAGTGGAGGCAGCATGAAGCTCGTGGCGATCGTGGACACGGAGACGAGCGGGCTCGACCCGGCGACGGGGGAGCTGCTCGAGGTGGCGGTGGCGCTGTACTCGATCGAGCACGGACTCGTGCAGGCCGGATCGATGCTGCTCACTGCGGACAAGAACGAGGCGAGCGGCGTCAACGGCATCGCTCTGGAGCTTGTGCAGTGCTTCGGCGCGAAGCATCCGGCGCTGCTCATGTTCCTGCGAGCGATGACCGACAGCGCAGACGCCATCGTCGCCCACAACGCCGACTTCGACCGCCAGTGGCTGCCGGAGCTGCACGACCGCCCCTGGGTCTGCACGTGCAACGACGTGACCTGGCCCGAGCCGGTGCAGTCGAGGTCGCTCACGTCGATCGCGCTGGCCCACGGCGTGGGCGTGGTCGACGCGCACCGGGCCCTCACGGACGTGATGACGATCGTGCGCCTGTTCGACGCGCTCCGGAAGCGGGGCGTGGACCTCGCGGCGCTGCTCGCTCAGGGCCTGCGCCCGAAGGCGACGTTCCGGGCGCTGGTCTCGTACGACGACCGGGAGAAGGCCAAGGCGGCCGGGTTCCGGTGGGAGGGGGCCACGAAATCGTGGCTCCGCAAGATGGCGATCGAGGACGCGAAGACGCTGCCCTTCAAGGTGCAGCAGATGGAGCAGACATGAGCACGGTGGAAGAACGGTTGGCAGCCCTCGAGGCCAAGGTGGCGGGGCTCGCCGAGGAGGTGAAGCCCGTGGACCTGACGGACAAGTTCGCGGACGTGGAGATCCGGAAGATGCCGCCGCCCAAGTACTGGGCGGGGGAGGACTTCACGGGCAAGCGTCTGAGCCAGACGAGCGCGGACTTCTGCGAGGCGTTCGCGAAGTACCGGGACGCCTGCGCGTACATGAACGAGAAGGAGGGCAACCCCGATAAGGCCAAGTACGTCGGCTACGACCGGCGCGACGCGAAGCGGGCCAGGGCGTGGGCGGAGCGGCTGCGGAAGTCGCCGCCGAAGGCTGCGGGGTTCGCGGCGGCGGCGGTCGCGTACGACGAGAACGGGGACGAGGTCCCGTTCTGACAGCTTCGGGCTCCCCTCGCGCACCCCTCCTCAGCGCGACGGGACGGAGCCGCCGCCGGTCGGTGCCCGATACCGGCGACCTACTCACCACTCCAGACAGGAGATGACGATGGCAACGAAGAAGAAGACCGTGACGAAGAAGAAGACGACCAAGGGCCAGAAGGTGATCGTGCGCACGTACAGCGCAGGGGTGCACTTCGGAACGCTCGTGTCGCGCAACGGGAAGGAGGTCGTGCTCGATGGTGCGCGGCGCATCTGGCGGTGGCGCGGGGCGAACACGCTGAGCGAGATCGCAACGAAGGGCCTCGACGCGGCGAACAGCGCGATCGCATGCGCGGTGGATGGGCACGTGCTGACGGAGGCGATCGAGATCCTCCCGTGCTCGGCCGAGGCGGCGAAGCAGATCGAGGGAGCGAACGCGTGGAAGCCGTGAGCTACGGCTCCGGCTACGGCGACGGCTCCGGCTCCGGCTACGGCTCCGGCTCCGGCTCCGGCTCCGGCGACGGCTACGGCTCCGGCTCCGGCGACGGCGACGGCTCCGGCTCCGGCGACGGCGACGGCTACGGCGACGGCTCCGGCTACGGCGACGGCTCCGGCTCCGGCGACGGCTGCGGCTACGGCTACGGCGACGGCTGCGGCTGACGAACAGGACAGCCGGGAAAGACCGGCGATTCGCCGCTCGATCTGCAAGGTGCAGAACCCCGCTGTAAACGGGGCGCCTTAGTGCATGCGTGGGTTCGACTCCCCGGAGCGGCACTCATGATTGACCTCCCCATGACCGTCGCCGACGTGATGCGCGAGACCGGCCTGGCCCGGTCCTCGGCCTACGCGCTCATGCTCCGCCTGGAGCACGAGAAGCACGGGCGCGCGCTGCGCGTTCGCCGTTCCGTCTTCGACCGCTACCTCGAATCCGTGAGGCAACCGCCGTGCATCTCGTCCTCTACGCACCAAGTCGGCTGGCTCGACCGCATCAAGCCGACGCTGGGGAAGAAGGAAGCGAGCCGAACGCCCCCCGCGTTCGCCGCGTGGCTCGTCGAGCTCGCGCGCCAGGCCTGCGCCATGAGGGGCGCATGACCCCCACCCTGACCTGGGGAAGACTACGGCGCGGGCGTGTGGTGGGCCGTGACGGTGGACGGCGCGGTCATCGCGCGGACGCGTCGCTGGTCGCACGCGATGCTGCTGGTGGAGTACCTGCGGACGGACCGCGGGCGGAAGAGTCTGGAGCGGCCGGAGCCGCCTGAAGGAGACGTGACATGACGACGATGAACATCGAGACCATCACCCTGTCCCACGGCGCGCACCGCTCGCGTGACGCCGGCACCTGTGCCATGGAGGCCGTGGCCTGGCTCGCGGGAGAGCCGCACTCGGACAGCCCCGCGTGCACTTGCTCTGTCGTGGCCGCGTTCGTGCGCCGGATGAACGACTGGCTGCGTGACGACGAAGAGCGTACGCGGTACCTGCGCCCGCTGCTGCCCGTGCTCATCGGGACGCGGACCGACTCGCGCGAGGTGATGCAGCGCAGAGCGTACCTCGCGGCGGACTGGGCCGTGCGCACGTGCGTGCCGATGCTGTTCCGCGCGCTCGGTCGCGACGAATGGGCTGCGCGGCTGGAGGCGTGCGCTCCAGTCGTCGACCGCGAGACGGCGCTGGCTGCACGAGACGTGGCGCGGAAGTTTCGCGCCGCCGCCGCCGCCTACGCCGCCGCCGCCGCCGCCGCCGCCGCCGAAGCCACCGCCGCCGCCACCGCCGCCGCCCCCGAATTCGCCGCCGCCGCCGCCGCCGCCGCCGCCTACGCCGCCGCTTACGCCGCCGCCCGCAAGGTCGCGCGCGACGAGGTGCGCGACCAGATCAACGCGTCCGCGGTCGACCTGGTCCGGCGCATGTGCGAGGTGCGGCCGGAGCCGCTGGAGGTGGAGTGATGGGCTATTTCAGCAACGGGACCGAGGCCGACTACTGGGAGGCCAAGAACTGCCGCGGGTGCGTGCACAACGACGAGGACAAGGGGTGTCCCGTGATGCTCGCGCACGTCCTGTTCTCGTACGAGGAGTGCAACAGCAAGAGCAACGCGAAGACGATGCTCGACATGCTCATCCCGCGAGAGGGCGCCTTCAACGCCGCGTGCGCGATGCGCAAGGTGTCCCCATGACCCTCCCCCTGGACCACCTCGAGACGCTCGCGTCGGCCGATGAGCTGAGCGAGGACGATGCGGCGACGCTGGCCGAGGGAGTGCTCGCGCTCGTGGCGGAGATGCGGAGGCTGCGGGAGGCGCTGGAGGACGAGTACGCGGGCTGGGCCTACTCGCCCGAGCACGAGGAGGTGCGCGTGTGCATCGGCTGCATCCGTCAGGACGCCAAGGCCGCGCAGCGCGCAGCGACTTGGGAGCAGATCCAGCACCTGCCCGGGTGCGCGCTGCGAGGTGAGCCGTGAGCTGGGTCATCAAGCGAGGCCGCTGGGAGTACGTCTTCGCGGGCGCCGTCGTGAACGGCATCGCGCACGAGTGGACCGACGACCAGACGCTCGCGCATCGATTCGACGATCGCAACTTCGCCGCCGCCATGGTCGGCGAGATGCCGGCCGCCGAGGAGGCGCGCGTGGTGCGGCTCGTGCCGAGGGGGAAGCCGTGAGCCGGCGGGTGACCAAGGCGCGCTCGTTCGGCTTCCGGACGAGCGAGCACACCGGCGTGGAGTTTCAGCAGGGGTGGGCCGCTGGCGCGTACGTGGTCTGGGTCAAGGGCCAGAGCATCGCGCACTGCACGGACAAGTGGATGGCGGAGATGATTCTCGCGGAGGTGGTGGGCGATGGCGAGTGAGGTGGACGTGGCCGACGCGCTGCAAGAATGCGCCGAGGCGTGGGAGCCGGACGTGTGC